TCGTAATTACTTATGATATTTTTCTTTTTGATTGATGAAATAGATTCAAACTCAGTAGCCGAAACTGCTCCTGTGCATATTATAGATCGAGGTAGACCTCCTGCATTCCAAACACCGCTTGTTGCACTATATGTTCCTATACCGGTTTCTTGTCTTTTAAAATACGCAAACCATGTTGCCGAAGGGATACCCGAAGCAGTACTATTAACACTTAACGAACCTAAATTTGTAATTGTGCTATTATTAAAATCTAACGTTGATCCGCTAGTCGGCGAACCTATATCATTAAATGTCGGTTGACTCCATGATCCGTTTCCACGCAAAAACTGTGTTGATGAAGACGGGTAGTTAGCAAGATTGGCAATAGGTACGGTACCAATAGTAATAGACGGATTAGCTGTTAAACCATCCCCGTTATTAACTGTTATACTACTATTACCGGCAGTTATTGTTCTAGTCGTATATGTTCCGCTCCCTGTTCGTACAATTATTCCAGTAGATGATAGTCCCGATAATCCTTGTAATTCAGTTCCGAGAGAAAAGGTGTAGTAACTGTCTGACATTGAAAGGTTAAATCCCGAACCCGATACTGCAAAATTCATCATCGTATAACTTGGAGCGAATGGATAATTTGCTTTTCTATAGATCAGGCCGCCATAAAGCGCACTATACGGATACAATTGAGAAAAATATTGTAATTCATTAGCAAGCGTCAAACTAATAGTTCCTGTAGATGTAATAGGTGAGCCGCTAACAGTTAAACCAGTACTACCGGTAACCTCTACCGAAGTAACCGCAGTTTTCCACGAGGGCAGTGCTGATGCTCCGTTTCCGCCTAAAAAATAGCCGCTTGATCCGGTTCCCGCATTTTGCAGGTTTCCTGTAGAAGTAGTCCCTCCGCATAGAATGCCGTAAGCAGTAGTTAAAGATATACCCGTTCCACCATTACTTAAAGCAATCTGACCGCTAATATTTGCGGTTAAACTTCCTGCTCCCGTAGTCCAACTTATATTAGTGCCGTTTGTCGGAACAGTTGCAACAGGGGCAGCTCCCGTAGAACCTATTAATATTTGCCCGTTTGTAAGTGCTTGTGAAGCAATAGAGTTTGATGCCCCTCCGATTAAAATAGAATTGTTGGTTACAGCTTGAGTTGCAACATTCGTTAATCCAAGATTTGCTCTAGCAGTTGAGCTATTTAAAATATCCGACAAATTGTTTGCCACTTGTAAAAAAGAAGCACTACTGTAAGAAGACAAATTTTGCAATCCGCTACTAAGCGTTAAGGTTATTGTACCGCTAGAGGTAATAGGAGAACCGGATATACTTATTCCTGTGCTGCCTGTAATATTTACTGAAGATACAGTCCCAGAAGCAAGGGGAAGCCAACTAGAGCTGTTATATTGCTCATAAACTTCTAAATCCATATTGTATCTTATCATACCTACCTCTGCAATGGCAGGTCTTTCGGAAGTATTACCAACTGGAATTTTTATTGCTGTTTTATCTAAAAATTTTACTGGTGTATTAAAAGTGAAATTACTGTAATCATATTCAAATATTGGATTTTTATAATCCCATCCCCACCTTTGGGTAAAAAATGTACTAATTGTTTTTTTTACATCGTACAACCCAAATTTCTTAGGAAACCTATAATAGTCATCTCCACTATCTTCATTATGAAAATTACACTCAAATACAAACCCTTTATATACTGGAGTAGGATTTGGGAATGGTGGAAGATTATATTTATTTTGATATCCAAAAATACCAATATGGAGCGGAGCTAAAGGTGCATCATATCCAAGATGGTCTCCTCCACTATCCCAAGCAAATAAACGGAGTCCTGCACTTGAGGCATGGCTACTGTTTCTTCCTTTTGAATCAAACCATAATGTACTATAACCCCTATCATCTGAACTATATCCTGAGGGATATCTAAATTCGAAATCACCAACGGCATTATGACCTTCATCATTTAAATCAGCAGATTTATAAGTATTTTTTATATTTAAACTTTGGCCTCTAATATAATCACCATAAGTTTTACCAGAAGCAGCAAGCCCTAAAAATCCTAATATTGTACCCAGTGTTGTAATAGTCTGAACTCCAGCTAATGCAGCAATTTGAGCTTCTATTTCCAATAAAGCAGATTTATTTGTTACTAAATCTGCTGCTTCAGCTGATAATTCACCGATTTCTACACTTTCTGTCAAGCCTACTGCATTTTTCACTGCTGTAGTTAATGCTTTCGCCTGCGTATCAGTAACATCTTTAATATTAACACTTGCGTTTACACCTATAATATTTTTAACTATTAACTCAGTGGCAGTTAGTGAAGCTAAAATATCAATAATTACTGATGGAATAACATAATCAGTTCCAGCAACTGCTTTAACAAGTTCACCATTATTACTTTTAATTAAAGCATTATTTTCTATACTTGTTACGGCTAATTTTTCAAATTTACTTGCGTCACCCGTTAAAACATCAATTGTATTTGCGACTGGATAGCCAAATTCATTAGCCGTATTTCCTCTTATACTAAATGAAATTGGAGCAATTAACTTATGTCCAGGAAGAGGGTAAAGTGGGTCTAATATAACTAAACTACCTACAGGAAAATCTGCCGTATTAACATAATCCTCGCCTGAAATAGCAGTTGATAAAGTACCAGTAGCATTATTAACTGTATTTTTTAAAAGTCCTGTCTGTAAATTTCCAAGAGACTGAGCCTTAGTAAATGTATAAGTTGTTCCAAGTTCATATAGTTGCTTTAATGTCTCTGGTATAAGAGCCATTTTAGGGTTTTCCCATGCAAATTCTACGTTACTACTACCAACGATAAAATCTGCATTATCAAACCGCTTCATTATTTGTGCTGCTCTTACCTGTGTCATCGCTAAAGATGAAGAGATATCAGTTCCTATTGGATTCCCGAATGTATCATATTTAGTTGCATAAATTTGAGGTAAGAATGGACCAGACATTACCCAGTCAAAAGCAGATAAATAATCAAAAGTAGGATTTGGAATCCTAAAATCACCAATAATTGGACTTATAGGATTTGGAAATACTGCCTCGGCGAGAGGTGGTAAATTTATAATACCAATATGCAATCTCTCTTCCGGTTCATTATAATAGTTACCTATCCATATTCGGTTATAATCTAACTTATTTAATTCTTCAAAATTACTTATCTTACGTCTTAAATCAATTATATCTTGGCGTACGTCAATTAGAACTGGTGATGTAAAAGATCGTCCCTCTTTATCTCCAAGTAATATATAACCTCTATCTATCGGTAATTTACCAGTAACAGGGGATATAAAATTATATAATCGTTCGTACTTCATGCTGTTAAATGTGTTAATATACTGGAAATCTTATCACTCTCATTTGTATAATGAGTATCAATTAAATTAGCAAGTTGTGTAAACCATGCAGGAGTACTATTATCAAGTTCATTAGGGAAATCAGGAGGAAATTTAGGTTGGAATTTATAATAATACACATCTTTAGCAAGCCTATTAGTCAAATAATCAAGTGTATATCTACTCCACTCTTCCGCTCCAGTCATTGCAACGTTCATAATTGTTGCCGCTCTAACAAGGGAATGTTCTAAATCTGTTGATGCTCCCCCGCTGCCGTCAAAACTCATATTTCCTATACCAGTACCAACATCTATTATAACAATTCTAGTAGCGTGAGGTTTTACAGTTAAGCCAACATTAATTGCAGCTAATATTGCATCATTAGCAAATAGACCTCCATCGCTATAATAATGCCCATTAAAATTATGAGCAGGTAAATAAATAGGAGCAGCAGAGGAAGCACGGCAAACATTAACTATAGTTTCGTTTCTTCCTATAAAATAGCTAGGGTCATTAAAGTTAGAAAATACAACATATCTGCTCATATCTTCCTCATAAGCAGGTATTACAATAGGGGTTTTGAGATTAGCTAAAGTATTGCTGCCAAAATTATCTACAAGAACTTGCTGAAGTATATTACTTCCATAGTTTGAATCTTCATAAGCAGATTTATAGAAAGCGTCATCAGTTGCAAACATAAAAGCTTTTTGAGCAAGGTTTGGTCTATTTGAATCCTCGCTTGCGTTATGGCTACCAGAAGCTACATCTGCCGCTGTCCTGATAGTAAATATACGTTTTGCATAAGTAGTAAAAAAACTTGCCATCTGGTCGGGAGTTTTTTCAAAAGAATAACCAGAAGCAAGTATAGCTCCAATACTTGTTCCGCACATAACATCCACATATTTCCAGAAATCAGCTTGCGGTATTCCCCACTCATGCAGAAATTTTTGCATAAAACGATTAGAGCCGTAACCCTTAGTGCCACCACCACAAAAAGAAAATATCCTTAGTGTATTTGTATCCATTTTTAAAACCTCCTCGGTCTATCATTATAACTATATCTCATTTCCACTTGTCTTTTTGTTCTAGCAATTGGTAAGCCGTCAAGCATTGCAAATTCAAGAGCATTCATTAAATGGTCTCGCCCTTTCATGATCTTACCTTTGTCATCTCTTGAATATCCCCGCCATTCATCCATAAATTTGCGGCAAGTATTAAATACTTTAAAACGCCCCGTTCTTATTCGCTCCAGCACATTATCTACGGCAAGTTCTTTGGCATATCTTCCTTTTTCCAATTTGAGCCCTGCCTTTGCATAATCATCTATTAATTTTTCTCCGTCTCTTTGAGAACCTTGGTTAACAGCAGGATCGCACACTCCTCTTATCCAATCACATCCCATAAGTTTTAGACTGTAAGCATGCTGAGCAGCGGTCTTTTCACTAACCGAATATTCTTTGTAAATGTAGAGTGTATCGTTATCTTTATCATGAGCAATAAACACAACGGCAGTAGGCGCAAAAAAGCCAACGTCCATCCCGAATACACAAGCCCAGTGATTAGGTATTTCGAATGGATCAATTAAGAATTCACTTTCTTGTACTTGATAAACAAGACCAGATCCCACACTTGGTATTCCTTTTTCCCTAGCTTCCAACTCATAAGGCTTTAAGGTAGCTCTTAACTGTTCTTTTGTTTCATCTGATAAGTGCAGGTTATCGTCCCAAGTAGCTTGAATGTAATATTTGCCGTTAATGGTAATTTCTGGATCACTACGGACTATTTCGTAATCTTCGTTTTGTAGTTCTTCTAAAGATGTTATTTCTTCCTTTTTTACTTTAGAGACCCTTTGTTCCAAAAAGTAAGACATCGTCTCAGTATATCCTTTTAGAGGGGTCATCGTAAGAATTAAACGCCCTTGTCCTACTCCGTCAACATCTGCAAGACGCATAGCGCATTCGGTATATACATCCTTAGGCGGTTCTTCGTCTAGATGGATAAGGTGGCATCTCGCCCCTTGGAACTTCTCCCTACCCTGTTTGTAAGATTTAAAATAAAGACTGGAGAAACCACCGCTAGAGTGTTTTATATGTACGTAATCGACAGCTCCGTTAACTCCTGAAAGCATTGCTTTCTTTAAGATTAGGCTAGAATGAATAAGTCCATCAGTAAAACCACCATCAGAGGTATAACCGCCTATCAATTTAAGCTGCAAAACGTTTCGGGTTATCTCATAGTTTTCAGATGCCACCCATGCAATAATAGGATGATTGAACCTATGCCCCTCCCACCAATCAGGATATACTCCTGTTAAATGTATTGCATCCTCAATACAACCACAGTAGGTTTTACCCGTTCTGTTACCAGCTAAGAACAAACGCTCAATAGCAGTTTCTCCCGCTTTATGAAAGCTAGCTTGTTTGGGATTGGGAGCATAAAAACGAAATTCTTTTTGACGTTTTGTATTTATGTCTTTATCAGTAAACATCTATAAAAATTGCAAGGTTCTTTTGGTGTTATTATATAGTTGCTACTTGACTTAAGCAATTATATTTAATATGCTTATGTTTACATAATTTATTTCATTCAGCTCTAGGCTAGCCTAACTTCTCTAGAGCTGTTTTTTTCTCCTTATTTTTCAATAATTAAGATCAAAAATACAACACAAAAAAGCGTGCAAATTTGTATACATAACTTTCATTATGGTAAATGTTGCTAATTTGTCACGCTAAAGTGTTAATAATTTACTAACTATTAAACTAATAA